ATGGGTGGGTTAGAAGACAAGATTTTCACAGTGGACGAGGCTGCTGATTACCTTCGCTGGACACGGCGCGGGGTAATCAAGGTCGCGAAGCGGCACGGTCTGTGCATGGTTCGCGGGCGGGAAGTGACGTTTACCAAGAGCCACATACTGGGCATCATCGAGGCCCTACGGCCCGCGCCGAATGAGCCTCGTGCTTTGACAGTGCGCGGGCACATCGATCGCCAGCCAGTCGGTTCGGCTTCCCCTAAACTGCGAAAACTGTTTCTCGAGCGGTCCAATCGGAAATGGGCCAAGAAGCTCCTAAAAGAAGAGTGTGGCGAATGAGCCGTTGTCGGAGCCAGGAGACTTTCCATCCGCCATCTAAAAGTTCCCTTCTTTAAGAAATCAGAACTCCCGCCACTCTCCCTCAAGGGTCATCCAGCCGTCACTGTCGGTTGGCGTCGCGGCCGTTCGCGTCGCCATCAACTGACTACTAACCACGGAAAACGTGACAAAATCCTCGAACCCGGTCGCCGGCAAATTCGGACCGGCCCATGCAGCATTGATGCTGTCGCCCGCATTATCTAACAAGACACGATACTCGGCCATCTTCAAGGTGTTGACCGAGCGCTTGGTTGCCGTGACCCTCACCCAGCCATTGCTGTTTGCCGAAATGCCAGTGGCCGTAGCAGACGTTCCTAGAGTCATACGCCCGGTCTTTTGAATGCCGTTTTCATCGCGCCGCACGGCCATGGAACTAGCGTTGACGGTGCCTGCCAAGCAGTGCGGCAGATTGATGTTGCAACCTGTGGACTGGTTATTCCCGTCGATCACATTGCTACGCGATACGTTGCCGCCGCGGATGGTGATATTTGTGTTCGATGACATGTGCCGAGCGAACACGCCGCCCGTCTGGCCTGCGCCGTTGGTGGATTTATTGAGCTTGTCGAAATCCACTTCCGTTGCGATGCTGTCATGACTGTCGACAAGAACATCGATCGGCAAGGTATACTCTGCAACTACGGCAGAGCCGCCACCGGTTGTGGTGGCGTTAGCCTGAGCTGCGCCCTGCTGGATCGTGTAACTGTGGGCATCTACGACAGTGACCCTGAACTTGCCGTTCAAGGTCAGTCCGGCAACGGCAGTAGCCCCTTTCAGGTTGATTTCATCGCCGGTCGCGAGACCATGAGCGGTATGAGCCACAGTCACAACCGCCGAGGCGTTGGTCGTCGCGAATGGACTTGCCGCCAGCGTGACAGCCGCAGTCGGCGTCGACTTGCCGTTCTGCTCAAGGTGGGTAACCCCCAGAACCTTGGCCCGCATGTTATTGATGTACATGCCTGCACCGAAGTTGCCTTCGATGTCAGGCGTGTCGATGGACACTTCCGCGATGCTCGCTCCGGTATTTTTGAGGTGCAAGCCAGTGATCGTAGTGTTACTGATGCGCGGCTGAATGATCTTGCTGTCGTTTAAGCAAGCATTAGCTTCCCACCAGATGCCGTACTTGCCGCCGCTGCCAAAAACTCCCTGCATAGTGCTTGAGTACATAGGCACAGTACCGCGTAGCGCAGACACGCGGACGGCGTTGACGCCGCGGATGTTTCGGAAATAGCTGCCCTGTAGGATCAGGCCGCCAGAGCCGTCAAAGTTCGCTCCGTCCGTCGCCGTGCTGTTGCCATCAATCTGGAAATCTTCCCAGCCTATGAAAATCTGCGCTGCGGTATTGGCGTGAAAAACCGCATCGATAGCGCCGATGGCCTTGAACACCGTGTCGTACATGCCGGCGCCGCGAATAAAGCTGGTGTCTGTGACAAGGGCCTTCACTGACGTTCTGTAGGTGCCAGCTTTGGCAATGAGGCGGTAGCCATTCGCTTGGCAGTAGGCATTGGCGCCAGGCCAGCGCGCTCCATTGTCGGTCAGGTTATCGCCGACAAGGCCAAGCGTTTCGCAAGTTACCTCGCCGCGCGGTACGATCAATTCGCCCCACAGACCGCCGCCGCACGCGACCTTAGCAATGTGCGACGGCTCAGAGGCGCGGACGGCGTAAAGGCCCGCGCCGGCATCATCAGCTGCGTTGTAGCCGCGCGTTTCAAAAGCAAGGAGGCCAACCGGCAATGTAATCGCCGACATGCCTACAGCAGTGGAGTAGACTGGAACGTTGCCTTGGCTTACTGCGGCAGATGCATAGCCAGCCGCGATGTCACGAGCCGCTTCAGAAGCCAGCGCGCTTGCTGCGGAGTCGCTTGCTGCGTCCTCTGCGGCGGCCTGAATGGCTGCACTTGCCAGGTCCGATAAGAGCCTGAAGGTGACGCCCGAAATAACGCCAAGCACAGGCCCAGCGGCAAGACCGCCAGCCACAATGTCATTGCCTGCCGCGGACTTGATTGTCAGAGGTGCGGAATCGTTGAATGTGATGGTTACGGGCGAAGACGTATTCGCCTCAAAAACGTCCAGACGAACGATCTGCGAGCCTGAAGCAGAAAGCGCAACGGAGGTCGTTGCAATGATCGCGTTAGGCGTTCCTGCGCCAGCGTCTACGGCATGGACGGTCTGTGCGCCAGGAACAAAATCAGTTAGCTGCGTCCACGAGCCAGTCGTGGTCGCGCCTACCTTCATGTAAAGGCCGTCTTGTCCGACAATATCGTCGCCGATCACAAGCGCTGGAGTGTTGGCCGCAGGCACAAGGTCAGCAAAAAGATCGGCCTTGCTCGAATAGACCTTACCACTGGTGAAAGACAGGCTGGCTAGCGACTCAAGCCAAACACCCCATTCGCGAATCTTGGATTTCGGCACCTTATACGGCCCGCTCGCGGGTACACCATCCGTAACAAAATTGCGCCAGACCGACGCGGCTAAATCAACCATGATATCTCCGGATACAAAAAGGCCCGCTCGATGGCGGGCTGATCAGTGCTAGGGTTTTTTTGGCGTTGGCTATTCGAAGCCGGCCCCGTCATCGAAAGTTGAGCCGTCGCTGAACGGGATACCGTCCTGTTCTGCGAAGTGTTCTTCCGGTTCGATAGGCGCGAGTGCAGGCGTTTCCGCCGCGGCGGATTTGGGATCTGTCATCGATTTTCCTTTGGCTAGAGTCGCCGCGACTGTGCAGAGGCTATAAGACCCGGCATTTTGCCCGGCAGTGCTTTGTCGAACCGGCCGAGGCCTGCCTGCGTGACCTTGACAGCCACGTCCCGCGAGTGAGCTTGAATAGTCGGTATGAACTCCGGCCCCGGCTCGCCAACAACGTGAAGTTCCACCACCTGCGGCCTGTTCTGGTTGCCTGCTGGCGCGATGCGTGGTGTGGCCAAGCTAGGAATGGCAGAAACCAAGCCGCCAGACGCATAACCGCGGCGCATTCTCTCGACGTTCTCCGCTCCGCCAAAACGCTTGACGTCATCCTGGCTAAAAACAACCTCGCCCTTGTGGACGACGCCTGCAGGCTGGTTTTTGCTACCGTTTCCGGTATAGCCGCCCTTCGCAAAGCCCAAGACGCTAAAGATGCCGCCGAAGCCTCCACCGCTACCGCTGAAGAGACTGTCCAGGCCGATCTCCAACAGCTTGTTGGCCACCTTGTCCAATGCGCCCGCCAACGCTTCAGCACCCGACTGGCCTGCCCGGAGATCACTGATCATTCCGCCAAGAACATCCTTGCCGATGTCCCGCAACTCTTGCGATGCATCCGCCGCCGCTTCCGTTGCCGCGCGCTCGCGATAGATCGCTTCCACAAGCTGCTCTATCTCGGCACGCTGCGCAGCCGTTGCCGCGCTGCCTGCCTGACGAAGAGCGTTTGCCTTTTCGCGCTCGACCTCAGTGGCTCCGATAAGGGCTTGCTCTTCCTTCAGTCCTTCGATGACACTCAGAACTGCTTCGGCTTCACGGATAGCCGCTGCCGCCGCCGCGTTGCGCCCACCACCGGCTCCTCCACCGCCGCCCGATGATTTCTCACCGGGGATGATGGTGGCCTTGCTTGCCGCGGCGCCGTATCGCTTTTGGAGCGCATCGACCAGGGCCGTGTCCGCCTTCTGGATCTCGCCCCCGAACGCCTGCGCGATGCGAGTATCGATTGCGTCCGGCTTGTCACTCCTGCCTGGCCCGGTGACCACATCACCCGGTTGACCGACCAGCGAACCCGCTAAGCTGCCCATCTCCGCCGCTTGCCGTTTAAGCAAGAACTCATTCATCCGGCTATTGAGACCGTCTAGTCCCTCGATAGCGGTCAGGATTGCCGATTGCGCACTGACGCTAAACCGGCGCCACGCCGCGTCCCATCGGTCGCCCAGTTCCTCAGCACGCCGAAGCAACTGCTCGTCAATGACGCCACCTGCATCCTCGGCGGCTTTCTTCATGTTGTTAATGCCGGCCGCACCGTCGTTAAGAGCATTCAGGAAGTCGCCGCCACCTTTGCCGAAAGCTTCGGTAACGAGCACCATCCGCTCTTGCTCAGACGCGGCGTTGCGCACCAGTTCGGCGTAGCTGGCTAGTAGCTGTTCAGAGCTTTTGATTTGCCCGTTGGTGTCGCGAATGGCAATTCCGTTGGCCTTCAGGATATCGGCAAGACGTCCGCCTTTTGTTGCTGCTTCACCGATTCTTTTTGAAAACTGCTCCAGGCCAGTTTCAAAAGTGGCCTGGTCGACACCAGCCTGGCTGAACCCGAACGATAGTTCCTGCAGAGCAGTGGTCGTCAGCCCGATGCGGTCCGCCACGTCGACAAGCCGGCTAGCGTCATCGATAGTCTTGAGTGCGGTATTAAAGAGTGCAACGGGCGCCAGTGCAGCCAGCGCTCCGCTTCCAATGCCTGTGAAGAACCCAAGCACATTGCCCTTGAGACCACTGCCGATTTTGGCGAACTGAGCATCGAGCCGGGACGTCATAAGAGCGCCGCGTTTCTCGATTGCGCCCATGGAATCCGACGACACCTTCTTGGCCTTGGCCATACCCTTCTCGAGCTTGTCGATCCTGGCGATGACGTCGACCGCCAGTTTTTTGCTTTGATCGTTCGCCATAACGGCTCCTTAAAAGAAGAATGCCTCTTCTGAGGCTGTTTCGTACATGCTGAGGCCGGAGGAGCCCGCTACGGCGCGCGAAACCGACATGATGGCTGCCACGGCCAAATCGATACGATCGGCAGCGCGCGCCTTATTTGGGCGGCGGTTGTCGTTCTGGTCGCGCATCATGACGGTATTCCCGATGCACCAGCGTAGCGCTGGGCTATCGTGGACTAGCCGACGGTTGAGAAACATGTCCTCGAACGTGTCGACTGGCTTGGCGAAGTTCATAAGAGTCTGCGGAAAGGCCGCAACGGGAATGCCGTCCGCCTCCAGATTCTCCATCAACTCACGGGCCAAAGCGATGTCAAAGACGCATTCTTGCACATCGAACAAATCCACCATGCGCCTGATGTATTCTTCGACAATAAGCCGATCGACGATGTCGCCGGGACACGCCTTCATCCACCCTTCCTCGGACCAACGAGCATACGGCGCGCCGTCAGCGTCAGCGCGCTTTCGGATCTGCGCCTCAGGGGTAAAGCCCATGCAATGGACGGCGAAGCGGTCGTCATCCAGTTCGATGGTGCAGACGACGGCGCTAAGGTCGATCCGCTTCGAAAGGTCGACTCCGATCCATGCCTTGCGACCGCGAAGCGCCTCAAGATCGATTTCGCCATGCCCTTCATCCCAGATGGCCAAATCCCATTCGGGGTTCGCCGCGCCATCCAGATATACCGAGAGGTGGAGCCGCCGAAATGACTCTCTTTCGCTTGGGCTGTGCTCGCACTTGTCCCGGTAGCGTTTGACCTTCTTCAAGTTCGGATAGCCATACGGCAGACCGGGGTTCGTAGCACTGAGCCAGTCGTCGTCGCGCCAGTCTGCGTCGGCCGGCGCCTCGAACAGGATGGGCAGGAACGTCTCGTCAACCAGCCGCCCGTCAGTGATCTTTTTGGCGTGCTCGTACTTCGCCCAAAATGGTCCAGTGCGCCCGATGCCTGCCGTGGATGCGGACAGCAGCAGGGTATTAGCCGACTTGTTCAAGCCGGTCTCCACGGCCTCTAGCAAGTCGTCCTTCTTCTCGGCGTGGCCTTCATCCCAGAACGCGCAAACATCCGTCCTGCCGTGAGCGTTCTTCGCATCGGACGACAGCGCCTCATACGCAATGTCGAGCTTCCGGTAGGTAATGCGCTTTTCCGTGTCCTGAATGCGCACCGCTTCAAGGATGCGAGGAGTGGCGCGGCAGATGCCTGCCATCTCTTTGAAGGTGAGTGCGGCCTGTTCACGGCTGTTGGCAATGCTCGCGATAGTGCTGCCCGGTACGCGCTCTGTTCCGCACAAAAACAGCATGAGGCATGCGGCCATAAGGCTGGTCTTGCGGTTGCCGCGACCGACCATGAGGAAGAGTTCGTTTATGCGGCGTGCGCCGTCCGGTAGGGTGTCACCGAACACGCGTAGGACAATTCGTTCCTGCCATGGCGACAGGTCAAATGCATTGCCTGGGAGTTTGGATTTAGGATGCTTAAGCGCCTTGATGAATTTTACTGCGGCAGCGCCTTTGCCGTGCGGATCTGGTATCGAGCTGTCGTCAAATATCCACGCCAAACCTGGAAGCTTCTCCGTCACCTGGTGCGCCTCCCGAATTCTTCCCGCGGCTGGCAGGGGTCAGCCCTAGCTCGGCAGCTAACCGGCGAGAGGCCTCTAGGTTTTCTTTTAGGATGGTGGTCTCGGGCCGGCGCTTTGGTCCGGATTCGGACATGAATGTCATGCCCTCTCGCTCCACGACTTCCTGCGCTAGCCGCATCGTTGCGACAGCCAGGCAGTAGCTCTCGACCGTGCTCAACTCATGCGCTGCAATCTTGCGATCGGCGACAAGCTGCGGCACCACTCGCCGCCACTCTGCACGCCCGTAAGCGGGCAGCCACTTAGGAGCAGGCGGCGCTTTGGATAGCGCACCATCCAGCGCCGTTACTGTCGCCTTACGTCCGCGTGCCATCAATCGAGCCTCTTAGTTCGCAACTCCAAACCGCGCCTTCTGCCAATTTCCTTGATCTCGATAAGGTTGTGCGGCTGGCCGTTGTACGAGACGCGGTCGGCAAGCGTGACTTCAGCCATATATCGAGTGCGGAAGATCGTGGCGGTTTCCGAAGACGCGCCGTAAGAGCGAATGAATTCTTCGGTGCTGGCCTCGATTAGCTGCGCACGAAGCGTGGCTAGCGGCGTCCATGTTTCGGTCTGATTTCCTGTGCCGTCATCCACAAGCGTCACGCGCTCGATGACGATTTCACGATCTAGTCTTCCCGCTCTCAAAACACACCCACCGTATCCTCGGCGTGAACCGAAAAGCTGATAACCGCGTGCGAGTGCTCGCCGCTAGGGTCCCGCAAGAACACGGTGTCCTCAAAGTCGAACGACAGGTCAAAGCCGTCCTGCACGCCCTCCTTGCGGCGAAGCGCGCGGCGGATTTCTCCCGCGATTTCCTTCACTGCGACCATGCCGTTTTCCTTTGTCCAGGCATGGATTTGCAGGAAGACTTCGGACAGGTCCGCGCAGTCAATGTCATCCCCGACAGTCTGGCCCTCGCCGACAATAACGCACGGAAAGACCTCCGGCCGCGAGTTGCGATCGAAGATGTTGGCGTCCGGCACAAGCGCGCCGAGAGCAATACTCTGCCGCATGGTGATGACGGCCAGCCGTTGGGCTGCCAAACTGGCTTCGCTCATTGGATTGCCTCCCATGCTGCCACCGCTGCGTCACATAGCTCGTCCCGAAACGGACCTGCCGCGCAGATGATGCCGCGACCAGACGCTCGCCCCGGCGTCATCGCGTACACATTGCCGGTCTCATGGTCACGGAATATCGTCCCACGCTTGATGGAAAAGCCGTTCGCAAACGCGTCAAACTCGCCGACAACATCTCGCGTTTCTCCCGGAAACCAGTGCCGGGAAACGCTCTTGATCTCAAAGTTCATTTGAAGGTGTCCTTAATGGCCGTGTTTATGGCCCTGTCGACGCGACCGCGAACTCGCTTTTTCAACGTGTTGACGGCCGGCCAGAAGAAACTGTTCCGATCCATGTCCGCAGTCCCGAACTCTTGGTAAAGCGCGTGGTCGTTGTCGGTCGTAACGGTCGTGGACAGTTCGTTATTCTTGACGGCGTGGATGCTCGACTTCAGATCGTCGGCAGCGGTTTTGGGATCGTCCGGCGCCAGGTATTGCATCCGAGCCACAAGCTCATCCGCGCCCTTGTCGATCGCCTTGGAGATGCCCTTGCGGGCCGCTTTTGGTATAACGTCGAACGCCTTGAGCAGGCTGGCAAGATCGTCGCGCGCCATTAGAAGCTATAATTCCTGCGTTCGCGCACGACGTCCCAAACGCCAAGCGGTAATTCCATAGCCGATATCCCGACGACGGTTGCTTCGCGATTCTCAAATAGGTGCGCGGCAAGCGTCATAACGGCGCCTATAAGGTCGGCCGGAACGACAAGAGGTGACGCGAATTCTTCCGCGATTACGAAGCCTAGAAGCTGCTCAATGTGAGCTTGCGCGGCATCAATCTGCGCAGAAATCAAGTCGTCATCGCTGTCGAGCGTGACGCCAAGGTGTGCCTTTTGCTCGGCTAAGGTGACGATTGCCATAGGTTCAAAATCCCATTTAAGGTTTATTGCGAATTGTGCGGCGCGGGTGGTCAGGAAGGGGTGGCAAAAAGTTGCTGACCCGGCCCCCGGTGCGCTATGAGGGATCCGAAAGCGAGGAATTGAGAGATGTCGTCGGCGTATGATGTGCTCAACAAGGCCAAGGGCCTGTGGGGCGAGATAGTAGCACTGCAAACTAAGATTGAGTTTGACGAGCGAAAGCGTGAGCTGTTGGCACACGCTGCCGAAGCTAAGGCAAAAATCGAAACCATCATCAGCGACTTAGAGGCGCTTAATAAGAAAGACCTTGGCTTATAGCGCGCCCAAAGCCGCCCTCGCTCTTGATACTCTTACGCCTATTGCACAGCCCATTCATGGGCTGCCAATTGGTGCGATCCCAGAACAACTGCATGTCGCCTTTCGGCGCCTTGATGTGGTCCACCATATCGGCTGGCCTACCGCATCCACAGGCACACAGCGGGCCGTCTAGGACTGCTAGGAACGCCTTGCTCTCACGTGCCCACTTGCCGTCATATCCACGCTCAGAGGCGCTGCCGCGCGCCTTGTCGTTAGCGGCTTGCCGTGTCTTGGCGTTGCGCACCTGGCAGGGGCATTTGCTGCCCTTCGGCACGCTGAAGCCGCACGCGCATATAACGTTGGCCATGGTGGCTCCTATGAATTGAAAGCGGATGGCAGCGCAAAGCATGCCACCCGCTAAGCCCACCTAATTTAGGAAACAGGCTTATTGGCCGCGTTGCCCTTAACAACGATGGCGCTAGCCGCGATGGAGGTGCCGCTGTTAAGCGTGATAACGGTCCTCAGGTAACGCTTGTTGCCAATATACCCCTGCTTGGCAACGCTTGAAGCGAGGAGCACGGCAGGCAGGGTACCGACAAGGTCAGCAGCCGCGACGTCGGCAAAGCCGCTACCTGAAGCGTCCGATTCCTGTAGCTTGGCAGTGAAGTTGCCAGCGCCGACAATGGCACCCGTTTCGATGAAAACCGCAGCGCTATTGAAGCCGAGCAGGTCAATCGCTGCAGAGGTGTTCGTGGCAGTGAGAACGGCGGGCGCTACGGCCTGCACGGCGCCAATGTTATTTGCGATATCGCGCATATCTAGATCCTTATGAAAAGAGGCGGGCGGCTGAAGCCGCCCTAAATGGATTGATTAAGCCGCAGCGACTTTGAGCTTACGGAACGCCTCGGCCTGCGTATTGGCACCACCGACGCGGCGACGCGCATGGAAACGAACCTTGCCGGTCGTTGCTTGGCTGTACGGATCGCGGAGGATCGACATCGCCACGCGATCATAGATGCGATAGCGGGTGAAATCGCCGAAGATGATCGGGAAGGTTCCGGCAGCGATATCGGGCATGTCCGGCGCCTCAACAATCGGACGGCCGAGCAGCGTTGCAGGTTCGCCTGCCTGGATGGAAGGCTGCCAAATATATTGTTTCGTCGTGTCCTTCAAGCGCCTCAGCGCTGCGATCGTGGTGCCATTAGCCATCCACACGCCGTTGGCGCGATATGCAGGCTTCAGGGCGTACATCAGGTTAATCAGACCGTCCGCAGAGCCATCGGCGTCAGCGATAACCGCGGCCGAACCCGATACCGTAAACGGAATGCCTGCATCCGTCATAAACCCGGTAGGCTTTTTGAAGCCGTCGCCATTCACGAATGCAACACCTTCCAGGCGGCCAAATTCCTCCGCGAGGTCCATGGCCACTTCGGACTCGACGTTGACCGCAGCGTCTTCGAGCAACTGCAGCGATACATCCACATAGCAAGCCGCTTCGTTGATCGGGATTTCGATTTGGCCATACGCGCTTTCCGTCGACTGGCGGTCTTCAGTCTCACCCACCCACGATGCCGTTGGCGTGCCGGTACGCTTAGGCAAGATCACGGAGCTAGATGCAGTGCTGCCCACGCGGGCGGCCTGGCGCACTGGCGAAAACTGCACGATGTTCTTGATAACTTCGGCCTGAAATTCAGCCGTCGCCAGATATCCGCCGCGGGTGTCGTCGGAAACGACAAGCGACTTGGCTTCCTCGCCTGGCATGCGCTCTGGGCCGTACTTAAGGAACGACTTGAATGCCTTGCGCTCTGGCGACGGCTCGTTGTCGTTGTTGCCCTTAAGAATGGCCGGGCGGTTGAGCTTCACTTCGAAGGCAGCAAGGCGATCGGCCAGCGTCTTGTTGTCGTTCGCGGCCTTTGTCTCGGCAGCGGTAACTTTGGCTTCGGCGGCAATGAGTTTCTGCTCAAGGGCGGCCAGGTCGAGATTGGTATTTTCAGTGGACAATGGAAGATCCTTAAGATTGGTGATGCGTGCCGCTGGGTGGGCCGGAACGGCTACCAAGGAGCACTCTACGAGGTCGAGGTTTTGGATGGTTCTGCCTCCCCCGCGGCGGGGGATAGCCTTGGTCGTTACGAAGCCCACGGATAGGCCAGTTATTCCGCCCGCCCTGCACAAGGCGCGGACTTCCGCGGCACGCACCACGTCATTGACGAGGAGCTTTCCGCTTACCTTAAGGCCATCGGCCTCGACGGTTACTTGGTCCCATACGCCAACGGCTTGCGCCTGGTCGTGAGCGAATAGCATTGGTATGGACTTGCCGACCGCACCGGCAAAGGCGGCGGGGTCGATCATGTCGCCGACCCTGTCGGGTGAAGAGAAGTCCCATGCCTTGCCTGTGATGGCGCCAGCATCGTCCGTCGTGAAGGCAGCCTTAAATTCAAGCCGCTCCATCATGCTGCGAACTCCGCTGGCACGGCCTCGCCCTTGCCGAACAGGATCGCGCCAAGCACCTCAAGCGCGAGAGCGGCGTGCTCTGTGAGCGGCTCATGATCAAAATAAGTTTTGATCAGCGCGGCTGCTTCCTGCGTGGTAGCACCGCCGCCAATAAGGCCTGTGCGTATCACTTCCCGGATAACATCCAGGCGATAGGTGCCGCTGTAAATCTGGCGGAACAGAACGAAGATGCCAGCGTCAAACTTGCGCTCGAGTTCGCGCAGCAAGTCTAGGCTATCGCCCGTCTTAGACTTGAGGCAGAAGTCCTTGTCGCCGTCACCGAAATGTGCGGCGACCGTGAATTTATCTGACGCACTCATGCTGCGTCCTCCTGTTTTGGTGGGGTGTTGTCGTTGGCGGGCTTGCTGCCGGTGTTAGGATTTTCGTACTTGTCGCCACCGTCGTAAGGCGGCAAGCCTTCCCACTCGCGCGCTTCATTCGGATTGATGACGCGGCTAGTGATGAGCGACGAATAGGCGATTGCGCGCTGCCCAATGTCGGCCCGCGTAAGGTCGTCACGCTCGAACCAGATACGGAAAGACTTCCGATCCTCCGGCGCAATCAACGCGCGCCTCAGCGCGGCCTCCAGCGCCATCAGATGAGGCTCTAGGCAGTAGGTAAGGAACTCACGCCCCATCTGCTCACTGTTCGACCACGTGGCCCTGTCCAGGCTGTAAATCATTGATGGCGGGACGCGGAAGGCGCGCGCGATTTCGTCTATGGCGAACTTACGAAGCTCGAGGAATTGGCTGTCCACGGACGAGAACGTGAGCGGCTTCCACTCCGCTCCGTCCCAAGTCACGGCCGTACCGGAGCTATTTCCGGAACCACCAAAGGCGGCTTGCCACCCGGCCTTGATCTTCTTCAGTGCCTCGTCGCCTAGCTTCGCACCGGCCGGGAACTGAAGAACGCCAGCCGGACGTGCTCCATTGGTGAACAGCTTGGCCGCGTGCTTTTCCATCTGATAGGCAACGCCGATTGCTTCGGCCGCAAGGTTGAGCGGAGACTTGGCGAATGGGCCTGTTAGATGGATGATGTCTGTGGCCGGTACAGGCTTGCCGGAAAGCCTGTAGGTCGGCTCGCCTGTGTCTGCGTATTCGACCGAAATGACGTGGTCTCGATAATGGATGATCTCGGATGGCTTGCCGTTGACTCGATTGACCCACGCCAGGCCGCCAACGTCTCGCGTTAGGGACTCAGCGACTAGGTCACGAATAACTTCGAACCCCGAGAGCCAAGGGCAGGCATCGCCGCGCAGGAGGTGCCAGGCGGGATGCTCTTCGTCATCAACCCATGTGTCGCCGTCCCTACGCTGGACCTTCACCTCAAGCGTAGCGGCGGCCTCAGAGATGACGCGGATGGCTGCGGACACCGCAGGCACGGTCAAAGCCACGCTTGCCGAGACGGCGGCCACGCCGGTCACGCTGGCGCCCAAGATGGCTAGCAGTTCCTCGTCGGGCGCGGCTAGGCTCTTCTGTTCGATGGCGGGCTTACTTTTCCACGGCCACATTCTCGGCCTCCTTAACAATTGTCTGACAAATCAGGCCGATTGGCACAATGATTTCGGAGCGCTCGAAGTTGAGCCGCGGCACATCGCGATCTGAGATGATGCGCGGCAAGCCGCATCCACGGCGGATGACAGCTGGCGCTATCAACAGCGCGTCGGCAGGCGGCGGATGTTGGAGGTTGTCAAAGGCGGCGCCGATCGCCATGAGCCAAGAACGGCCAGCGCGCTCTAGCTCGTGCGCTATTCGAAGGACGCAGATGTCCTTAACTGAGAACCAGCGTTTGGTGCCGCGCTTCTCCGTGAAGAGCACAGACACATCGCGGGCACGATGGGTAAGTACGTCAAGCGAGCCGCGCGGCATCCCGCACAGCACCGCGCATTCGTCGCGCGTGTAGGCGCGGTGCGTCCATGCGTTCATGGTTTTCGTCCGTAAGTTTTTCGCTTGGGCAAAAAGAAACCGCTGCCCAGCATCACGCAGGGGCGCGGTTCAAAAAGTCAGCATTCAGCGAGGGATGAATGCCCTTCACACTTATAGGGTTGCGAGGTGGTCGCTTTCCCTACCTATGCCGCTTTGCGAGATTGCAGAAAGCGGCGCCTTCACCTTTATAGGGGTAGCGGAGTCGTAGAAAGTGGACCTCTTCACATACATACGCTACAAGTGGCGCACATTTTTCTACCCCTCATATACATACCCTATAAGTGGCCAAGATAGTCAGGCTACTTCGCACTTTTTCCTTTGCCTATTGTCATTAGCTGCAACCAGAGCCACCCTTCACCATACTCTCCACCAAAATCCGTTTTCCCTACCTACCCACACCATGGGAATCGCAGAAAGCGGCAACTCAGCCTTGCTGTAGCTCGGCCCGCACGAAGAACAGGCTCGCCGTGTTAATGATGATCTCTTCTCTCGGTTTGCTCCGGTCTGCTTCGGCCATGAATTCGTTAAACGGGCTAGGCTTCGACCAGTCCGGACCAAGGCACTTCACCAGCGGACCCTCGACGGCCGCGACCTCGTGAACAATGGACGACTCGTAAGTCGCCCACTTGCCTTCGTAGTTATCGCCCGTCTCCAAAGTGACGAACCTATAAGACTTCCCAACTTCAAACATTCTCAAGCTTCCCTTTGTTGCCGTGCGGCAAACCGTTTCTTTCAATGTCTCGGCGATTCGCCACGATATTCCGCCAATGCGCCCGCCGGCATTCGACTTGTCAAGTCGTTGCGTGCGCACCCTCCTTCGTTTCGCTGCCAGCCAGGCGGTTCATTTCCGCCACGATTTGGTGCCGGTCGGGTCTGCTGGGATGCCAGAAGGTCCTACTGCCCGCGTGTCGATCGAGGATGTTCGCCAGATCGTAAAGGTTGATGTTGTCGTGCATCGCCTTGTCATTGTCGGGATCGGGCATCAGGTCACCGTTGAGCATCAGAAGAAACGGGACCCCGTACAGTTCCGAAAAGTCGCTGATCTGGTCGATTGCTGTGACCCTAGTTAGGTCGTTCAGTTTTGCCTGTCCTTCGGCTTGGCGATCGGATCTATCGGCCTGCAGGACAATCTCCAACTCACCACAGGCGTCGCCGGTTGAATCGCTTAACGTCAGCCGCGCCACCTCGCCAGACGGTTCCAGGTCAGACGCCGTGACCGAGACTAGCCGCGCACGCATCGCGGCACCGGGCGGTGGCCGAAAGGCCCACCCGCCCTGGTCGCCAGCGATCTTTCTTTCCCCTTTAGGGGAAGAAAGGGTTTGGTCCCCCACCTGGGGGCCTCTATGGGCTCTAGAGTCCCCCAAGGCGTCACCCGGCTGAGGTGACCTTTTGGGGGACTCTGAGGGTGACGCCTTGGGGGACTCCGATCTTGACTCGCGGCAGTCCAAGATCGGCTGGCCGCCGTTCTTCAAACGGACGTAGCCGCTGCCTCGGAAGAACCAATTTACCGACCACAGCGTAGAGGCTGTCCCGGCGCCCTTCCTGATGATCGACACTCGATTGCTTGCGACGATGATTGGGACATATTTCCCGACCACCTTCTTAGTTGTCCCCACCGCGGCAGCCAGGAAGGTCAGGGAGCATTTCGACTGGCCTGTGGCGTTGTCGTAGTTCTTCGCGATGGCTCCGATTAGGCCCTTCTGCACACCCGACAGGGTCGGATCGGCTTCAAGATCTTCCGCGAAGGCCAGCTTCTGCCAAACAAGCGGCCCGCCGATCTTTCGACGCTTACCGCTGCGGGAAGTCATGCCGCACTCCCCGCGACCAATCGGCCGCCCAGCCCCGCCAGGCGCGATCGTGCGCATCGCCGCGCGAAAGGAGCGGCTCATATAGGTTCCCGCTTGCGTCGCCCCCACGGGCCGCCACGCGCACGAAGCCGCTGGCAATCAACCGAGCGACGCAGCGCACCGCATTGCGGCGCGTACAGGTCGCGCGCTTGGCTAGCTCGCCATAAGTGAATCGCGCCTGGCCGGTTCGTAGGTGTTCGCTGGCGATTGCCGCGGCTATTGCCATCTGGGCACTCGATGGCTTGCCGGTCAAAGTTGATGCATACAGAAAGTTCAAATACGGACGGACGCTCTCCGCGTCCGGAACGGCATCGGCCGTTGCGGATGGTTGCTTGGGCAACTTCATTCCCCAGTCTGGTTGGTGGTCGTGTTTTTGGCGCCGGCTCGGCGTCCTAGCGGTAAGTTAGGCGGCGCGGGTCTGGGGACGCATGGCTCGTGCGTTATCGTTGGCGTGGTCATATACAGCCGTCCGCCGCCCCGCGGCAAGCCACGCTTCAAGGTCGGCTAGGGCATATCGGACGGAGCCGCCGAGCTTCAGATAAACAGGGCCGTCGCCCGTCATGCGGCTCTTATTGAGCCAGGATGGAGATTTACCGATCCTGGCCGCTGCGTCTTTCGTGGAAAAAAGCATTTGACGTACCCTTGAAGGTGGCGTAGGTAATTAACGGAAGGTGGACTCTGCGAGGCAATCGGCCAACGCAAACCTATATGGTCCCCTTTACCAAAATAAATGCAAGCTAATTCTCGTGCTGTCAGTCGCTTTCCGGCTGCTGCGGTTTTGGTGCGACAACATCGAGCCATCTCCAGCCGTCCCACTTGTCGCCCGTCTGACGAAGGTGGGTGTAGCGCTGTAGGTTTTGCCACGATCGATGTGCACTGACAGATGCGACCTGTGGAATTGTTCGGCCCATCTCGAAGAGCCGGGATACCCCCTCGTGCCGCATGTCGTGGAATTTCAGATCCTCGATTCCAAGGATGGTGCACGCGTCACGCCAGGCCACGTAAATAGTGTCCTCCTTGTATGGGAAAATGACGTCACCAGCGTGCGGCGTTGCCTTGATAATGCGTAGCGCTTCCGGTGTGAGTTCAGTCCAAATGTGGTTGCCTGCCGCGCCTCGAGGGTCCTTGGCGTCCCGCACTAAGATGCGTGAGTGGAGCTCGTCCAAGTCATCCCACCGAATACGAACAATCTCACCTTCGCGGCGCGTGCTGAATAGGGCAAAGGCAGCGATGCGCATCATGGGAACGCTGTCGGCCTTTCTCCCGCTGAAGAACTCCATCAGACGATTCATCTCGTCAACGGTCGGGCGCCTATCGCGCTGATTGGATCGGCCCGTCATCTCCAGTTTCGCAGCGACCGTAGTCGCGTCACTCATCGCCTTCTCGTCGAGCGGGTATCCCCAAGCTGGCCGAGCGACTTTGAACACGCCGGAAAGAAAGGTGAGATACCCGGCAACCGTCGACGGGCGTCGAGTTTGTGAAAGCTCCCGCGCTAGTGCCACTATATGCTCAGAGCGAATTTCGGAGCACCGTTTAGACGCGATGTCGAATTCCTTGAGGCTCTTTAGCACCGCGGCTTTGGTGCGGCCCAATCGCTTTGCTTCTTTCTCGTACCGCTTGATGGCATCGGCCAGAGTGGGGTCTTCGCGATTGATTTCCTCAACCGCGCCAGGCTTGGACAACTCGCCCTCGCGGAATGCGCCCCATGCCGCAGCCTCACGCCGCTTAGCGAATGTTTTGTTTTCGCGGTGCACAGTCTTGCCGTCGCGCTTGATTACGATCTGCGCCAAGAAAGACGACGTGCCGTCCTTCTTCTTTCGCTCTATGATGCTAGCCAC